GACCACCAGCTACACCCGCATCACCAATTTCAACGGCTCCTGTTCCTAATGCCCTAATAGTGTGCTTAATACTTCCATGTCCTCCTGTGTTTATCCTGAAATCATAGTTTGTATCACCTGTTTGCATTAAACGACAGTCATAATCATTTGGTCCTGCGCTTGTCCTCTTGAAGTCAAAGAAAGGAGAACCATTCAAGGAACACATTTCAATGGTTCCATTTTGTCCAAGATGGATGAAATTCCCGTTACCATTATCTACTATGTGTGTGCCATTCACATCCATGATGGAGAGCCAACCAACACCGTTGTAATATTTTAAAACGTTTGGAGTAACACTCGTATCAACCCAAAATGTGCCTGATCTTTTATAACTTGGAGCTGATGCTCCCATGTTAGTCGTAAGGATATTTTCTAATGTTTCGTTAATATCTCCTCTTACGCTACTTCCAGAAGCATTAGCAATAGAATAATCTCCTGTTTGAGTCATTTTCCCTTTCTTCTAATTTTTATCCATAGTATAGTCTATCTTGCTATTTAGTCGTAATAAGTTAAACGGCTTGCCCATGACCGCTTGCTATCCAATTAAAGTCATCAGTAACAGTGTTACCTGCGCTATTCCTAATAGCCATTGTGAATATATTATGAGCAATTCCTAGCTGGAACCAATCTCCCGTGTCAGGTGCGATAACAGTAGCAGAAACAGATGGCTTGTCAGTTGTAAAACCTAGAGCAGTTGTACCAGGCCAATACTGCTTAGGGAAAGTGACTGTGTAATAATCTTGTCCGCCGTTACTAACAGGCCCAGTACTTTGTTGAACTGACGGTTCAAGATTTGCGGTATAGCCTAATTCCTCAATTTCTATATTTTCTGAACTATCAGTCGTTGTAAGTTCTGCCTTAAATCTAAACCCTCTACCTTGCAATAACGTATTCGTCATTTTTTGATAGCCATTCCAAGTTGCCGACCCACTAGCAGGATCATCATTCGTTGAATCAACTAAAATTGATGCATCTGCGCTATAGATAACATCACCATCAAAACTTGACCAAGTATCAATATTTGTACCTCTATCATCAAAATTTGCACCCCTCAACAAGTTTTGTGTTCTTAAAATCTCCTTAAAGCGAACGGGATAAACACCCTCCATATCAATCACATTAGGGAAAATGTAAGTCCCTGAGTTAAAAACACCTGAACCAACCTCATCTAAAGTAGCTACGTTTTCACCTGCAACAGTTAAATTATTAAAATCAGTAATCGTATCAAAATTATCTGTTGTTGTTAGTCTTAATTTATTTGAAGTAACTTCTAAATTTGTTTTCGTTCCACTAAAGCCAGTATGTTCATTTTGTGTTTTTATTGTTTTTAAGTTTAAGTCAATGTCTGATACAGCGACTTTTGTTGCTTGACTTATCCGTCCTCCTGAATCTTTAAATGCAATTAAAATCGTGCCAGAAATTAAAGGTAACTGGACCTGTGTTGATGATCCTGGTAATGGATCAAGATAAGTTGTTGCATTTGACCATGTAGCACTGTGTATTGCTCTACTTGTCCATTTAAAACAAACACTTCCATCAATCCTTACATCTAATTCTTGTGATTTTTTCCATGTCAAAAGGCCATTAATAACACTGACATTTGTTGGTGCTGCAGGTGCTTCTCTTTTTCCGTTAATTGTTGTGCTTAGAGTCGCAAACGTACCTGATAGCAATCCGCTTTGAGCCATGCTATAAACTTGACAATCAAATGATCCTGTTTCTAGCCCGTCAATATCTATCGTTGAATCAGTCGTGATAATTCTGATGTAATTATCTGTTTCATTTCTATATCTTACTAAAAACTGACTTTGGTTTGTCCTGTTGGTAGGCCTGTCCCATGCAAGTGTAATTCTATTAATAGTGCGATCATCAACTTGAACTATTTCTTCAGTAAGAGATAAATTATTTGGAGGTTGTGGAATAACATTTAATAAAGATGTTTTTCTTACAGGTAAAGGTATATCTTGCTCTATATAATTATATTTACCAGCATTATATGGAATACAAGCAATATCATATAACAAATCATCTTTTTCAGTTACACTAATAACTTTCCATGTTGCTGTTGTTAAAATTCCTGTTTTATATACCCATAAACTGTTTGATTGTGGAGCACTGCTAAAAGCACTACTAACTGTTATTACTCCCGAAGAAATCCCACTTACAGTTTTAGTTTCAACCGT